TACCAGATGCATCTTCAGTCTCATGGACTACGTCAACGATCCTTATTGGTAATGATAGTGTAGTATTAACGCTACCAATAGCAACTTTAGAATTACCTGTAGAGGTGCTTCCTGCGTTTTGTACTAATGCTGCGTTACTTCCGATTGAACCGTATGGGGTTCCTGCAATAGTTGTACCAGAAGATACAACAGCAACTTTAAATAAAGCGTCTGGGTCATCGACCACATAAGCCATAATGTCAGTAGCTACTGTACTAGCTGGGTAATATTGCTTAAATACTTTCTGTTTTGTATTTGGGTCTGTGTAAGAGCAACCTACAAAAACACCAATTACGCCTGTGGCAGTAACTGTGGCTGTACCTCCTTCTTTTTCGACAGTACCGTCAGCTGCACGCTTGACGACATCGCCATTAAAGATATCAGTGCCATAGTTAGAAGTAATCTTCATCTGCCTTGTAGAGCCAGCATAAGGTTGGCCACCAATTAAATTAATTGGGACTAAACCGTATGGAGCATCAACAGTTGGATAAGCCATAATAAACTCCTAATAATTATTTTGTTCCACGGGAAACAGTCGAACGTTTATCACTAAAAAGCGGCATACGAGGATTGTTTTCCCGCATAAAATTGTTATCTACCGCCTGCATCTGTTGTGAGTTTTGATTAGCATAATACTCATTTCTACTCTCAGCAGTTTCAGATGGTATCTTACAAAGTAAAAGTCCACCAGATTCGATGTTGCCATCTTTGTTACCATTAAAACCATATTGAGTAACAATTTCTGGATGTTCTTCTGCTTTTACTGGTTCCCAACCTTCACGAAATTTGACTGAAACATTTCTGTCATCAGACTGTCCCAATAATGAAATTCTTACCCAACGGAATCGAAATCCATCTTGAGGCTTTGGGTCTGGTAATTGTTGAGGTGGAACCCAGTTTTTTACACGAGTTGTTTTTTCTCTTGTGTTTAACTCTCTATCTTTACGAGGCATTATAATCTCCTTTATTAATTAGTTGTTTAGATGGGCTACTTGTTTTGCGTACTCTTCTAGAGGTACACCCAATCGTTTTGCTATACTCACTTGTGTTTGAGTAAGTCTAATCTTCTTGGAAGAAGGGGCCCGTTTGACAGGAGCAACGACATTAGGCGTGCGACTTTTAGTAGTAGGTTCTTCCGTAACCACTTCAGTCGTGTCATCAATCTCCTCACTACCTTTATCAAAGTAGTTTGGAAACTCTTGCCGAAGCCTAGTGTCTATTGTCTCGTAATATTTATCTGTGCGAGGGTCAACACCGCTTTCGACTAAATCCTGGTGAATTGCATATGCACCAGCAGTCATAACTTTATTTTCCCCGAACCACGGATTCTTCTCGAACCACGCAGTCGCTTTTTCATCAGGAGCGGGTACTTGATTACTATTATATACCTTATTTGAGTCGTTTTGTAAAGTATTTTCGGGATTTTCATCCTTTTTATACTTCGGTTGATACTCTTTCCACTTGTTTTTAGCAAGTGTAGCCTCAGCTATTCTAGACTGAGCATCTGCCATATTCTCTGCGTTACCGTCTTCATAGGCTTTTTTATACGCATCCATAGCTGCCTTATGCTCTGCTTCTGCTCTAGCTTTAGCTTCAGTTAGGAGAGTATCTTCACCTTTAGATAAATTCTCTCTTAACCTTTTATTTTCGTCTTGTAAGGACTTAGCATAGTTAAAGGCTTCTCTTGCTTCTTTTTCTTTCTTTTCCTTTATCCTACGCTCATCATGGTATCGTTTAGTAAGTTTTTCTATACGATTTTTTACTTTACCACTATATTTGTCTAACTCATCAGGGGTAGGTTCTGCGTCACCATCATATGGTTCTACATTCTTATCCTCTTCTGGAGTATCATCAACAATTTCATAGTTAGATTCAGTTTCTTTAGCCTCAACTTCTTGAGTTTCTTTTTCTTGCTCTGCCATAGTTAACTCCTATAATGCACGTGAAAAGCCACGTGGGTCTGCAACAACACCTTCAATAGCGTCATCGTTTAACATTCTAAACTCTTCTCCGTCTATATACATACGGGTTCCAGAATAAGAACGCATTACAACAAAATCTCCTTCTTTACACCAAGCTCCATTAGGAAACTTTTCTTTATCCTTATAAGCATCGGTGCCTAAAGATATAACAAAACCAACATTTGCAGCATTAGTCTCTTTCTCTATAGTGCTAGAGGCTTTGATAATACCACCTGATGTTTTTTCTTCTATCTTTGGTAAGGCGACTAACATTTTATAACCTGCTGGTTGTGGTAGTCTTAGAGATTTATCTTTTAATTCGTCAACTCTTTTTAAGGTACTGTCAACGTCTATACCATTGCTTGTGACTGCTGTAGTCATTACATATCCTCGCTTTTATTTGCAGCATCAATTAAATCAAGAAAAGCTCTTTCGGCTATTGCCAACCCTTCTATCACTCCCACAAGATGCCGATATTGTGGAAAGTCCTGTGCGCCACCTGTCGAAACAGTGTCAGCGTAATCATTCATTAACTTACGTAACTCTTTTTTATATTCCTCCTCGATACTCATTAACTCCCCTTATTCATGTTTTTAACGATTTCTGAACCAAGTTTAATACCTTCTAACTCAGTATTTTTCTCTTCTTTAGCTAATTCAACCCCTAATTTAGCACCAGCAATAGCTTTATCAGCCTCAATCTTCTCGTTTTTAAGTGCCGCATCAACGAAATCTTTTTGTGCTTTTCTCTGCTGTTCTGCCTCTTTTAGTGCTAATTCAGCTTGTTTCATTTGAATCATAGGGTCTTGAGCTGCTTGTTGTGCTTGAGCTTGTTGCTGTTGAGCCGCTGATTCTTGTAATACCTGCTGTGATGCTCTAGCCATTAATTGAGATAGTTTTGTTTCCATCTCTTCTGGCATTGGTTGATCTGGTGGAGGTAGCTCTACACCCATTTGTTTCTCAACCTCACCTCTGTATTGCATAGATACATGTTCTGCTATATGTGCCATTAATGCGCCTTGTATTGCTCTAGCCATAGGGTTTTGACCTATTAATTGTTGTATCTGTGGGTTCTGTAAAGCTGTCATATGTGTTTCAATATGTGCTTTATGATCTTGATAAAGAAACGCCTTGACAGGTTTACTTGTCATTATTGCCATATTTTCAGATACTGGGTCTTTCGGTGTCATATCTTCTGGTGTAGGTACAAGTTTTGCTGCATCTTTAATACCTAATGTATGTAACATCTGCTGATGTAATTTAGGTAAATCATATAATTGTGGTGCTTGTTGTGCTAATTGAATAGCTGCTTGATACTGAACTACACGCATAGACATAGTTGAAGCATTAGGATCACTAACTGGAATAACTTCTATATCAGAATACTGTTTTATTAATACTGGATTGTCAGTATTATCTTCGATAATATTTTTGAGAAGTTTAAACTCCATCTTCATGGTGTTATGCATACGAGCCTGTACAGCACTCATAACTTTTAACATCCTCTCAAGTATTGCAAGGGTTGTTCCTACAGGCGCTTCACTATTTAAATCCACTGATTTAAAGTCAGAGATTGCTGCCATACTTCTACCTTGGTCAACAACATTTTGGAATAATGCCAAAAGAGTCTGTGATGGCTCTTTATACGGGAGGAATGTTATATTATCAAGAATCTTACCACCTGGAACGTCTACGTCCCTAAACTCTCCTGGCATTATGGGGGTATCATCACCTTTAATACGAAGACCTCTAGTCTTCAATCCACCTGGTAAATTATTTAAAGTTCCTGCATCAACTAACTGTCGAAGTAAAGAAGTACTAGACTTAGCATGCCCGCCAAGTAAATGAATAAGTCCAAATCCATAAAATCCAAATCCTGGTATATAAGTATAATGTACGAAATGATTACGTTTGCGTCTTAGTTTATCTTCTTGATTCCAATTACGATAGATAGAAAGAATCTGCATAGAGTTACGTTCAATAGTCACAACATAAGGTAGAGCTATTTGATTTGGGTCTTCACCTAAATCATACTCTACATGCATCTCAAGTAATTCATATCTATCATCCTCAGATACGTCTACACCTTCTACTTCGTCTTTCTTCTTCTGTATAGATGTACGTATAAACCCTGGGTCACCTAAGTCTACAGGTGCATAGAAACCATTAACCTGTAAAAATTTAACTTCATTTTCTGATTTACGCATAATATGCGTTACACGACTAGCAGTTGTAATATCAGATGAGCCATAAGCTACAACTAAATCTTCTGCTGGGATAAATTGTGCTGTCTGTCTACCTAGAGCTGGGTCAAAATAAACTTTCTTAAATGCAGAACCAGATATTGCAAGGTTCCATAGCATTCTCTCATGCTCTGGTCTATATTCTGTCATTTGTTCTGTGAGTCTATAGTTCATATCATCACGAACAGCTTCAGCAGCTTTCTCAGTCTCTCTATCGTTTGTACCTAGAATATTTGTTTTAACTGGGCCAGCAGCGGGGAATGTTTCTGTGATAGCTTCAGACTGGAAACGTACAACTGCTTCAGATAATAATGGATGAAATACACCACATGCGCCATCCCAAGGTTCAGTTCTCTCTTCTATTTTTAGACCAAGAAGTTCTAGACCATCTTCATAAGTCTTTTTCCAATCAGAACGTGACTCATCATCAGCTTCATACAAACCAACTAAATCATCAACCATTTGTTCTTGCGTGTCTGTATCTACAACTTCTGCTAAGTTTTGATCGAACTCACCTTCAAAAGGACTATCAATACCTTCACCACCTAGATTAATATCTACGGTACCATCATCGTTAATTTCAATAGCTACATCTTCTTCTGGATTTTTATCGTCTTTAACTTCTAGTTCGATATCTTTTCCAGCTTCAGTTGCTACCCCGATCTGAACTGCTTTATCTATAGCCATAATTTATCCTTTAATAATATGCTGCTTTACGTTTTTTCCACCAAGGTATTTCTTCATCCTCTTCATCTGAATGCAATCTTACAAATCCACCTTTTCTAAATCGAAGTAACGCTTGAGTCATTGAATCCACGTAGTCATCATGCTCCCCTGCTGGAAAAGATGCGGCCTCCTCTATAACTTCTTGCGCCCATCTTGTATCTGGAGCCCAAATAACCCCTGACGCAAATAAATCTGTAACAGCATTTACTCTCGCAATCTTATCATTTCCTCTGCTCGGTGTAAACTCAGATACAGGTATACCCATAGCTCTTAATTCAAATACAAGTGGCGCACCTGCCGCTTTTGCTTCTACGATTAACGCATCAGGTTCCCATTCATTGTACATCTCTTGCGTTTTTATTTTTAATTCTGGAAACTCCATCCTCTTTCTATACGCATCAAGTAAAATTATATTAGATGTTTGTTGCCCTGTATCTTCATCTGTGTGGTAGAACACACCCCATGTTGTGCATGCAGAATAATCTGCACGAGAAGTTTTTAAGAACGCAGTATCCCAAGATTGTATTATAAATTCACAAGGTGGTGGGCTATCGCTCTCCCACACATTCCACCATTCACGTTTGAGTAATGCTCCTTCTTCAGAAGTTGGTGCTTGTTGGTACTGTGCTTGCCATTTAGCAACAGGAAGTTGCGTTTGTAGAGCTTCTAATTCTTCTTTCTTCCAAAACTCAGGCCATAGTGGATTACCTTCAGGCATAATTGCAGGAAACTCAATTACTTCCCATTCATCCCCACCATGTTGTGCACTAGCCTTGATTACTTGTCCAGTCAAATCTCGTTTTGACCATCTCGTCATTACGATGACAATAGAACCCCCTGGCTGAAGTCTCTGCCTAGGGCCAGACGTATACCATTCATATACTTTATCATAGACTTCGGGGCTTGTCTCAGCAATAACTGCCTCTTGTTCCGAGTGTGGGTCGTCAATAATAAGCAAATCAGCACCTTTACCTGTTACAGCACCACCTACACCTATCGCAAAGTAGTCTCCACCTGCGTTAGTGTTCCATCTACCTGCTGCTTTTGAGTCAGATTGGAGGTTAACAGTCGGAAATATCGTCTTATATGCGTCACTACTGACTAAATTTCTTACTTTTCTACCAAAACCCACCGCTAATTCGGCTGTATGAGAGGTTTGGATCACTTTTTTAGCTGGATATTTACCTAAAAACCACGCTGGTAGCAAATATGACGCAAATTCTGACTTTGTGTGTCGTGGTGGCATGTTAACAATGAGTCTTTTTATCTTACCACTTGCTACTTTCTCAAATGCTTCTGCCATTTTGGTGTGGTGACGACCTGAAATAAACTCAGGCCACATAGTTTTGACAAATTGTATGAATTTATCTTGTGATTTTTTCTGCGCAGAGCGATTATTTAACTCGCTTAGAGTTTTTAGTATCTCTATTTTGTCATACTCAGAGAATAGGTGTAGATTACTCTTTAGTTTCTGTATCTCTGCTGGTGTCATCAGTTTTATCTTCTATAACTTCTGCCTCTACTTCATATATCTTTGCAAGTTTTTCTTTAATCTGCGCTTCTAAATCCTCTGTGCTTTGATGCGTTACTGTAATTTCTTTTCTCTCAGCAAATAATCCAACTTCTGATATCTTACCTAGATTAACTAGCGCTGCCATTCTTTGTTTTGGGTCTTTATGGTCACTTTCTATAATTAATCTGTTTGTTATATACACACGAAGTTGTGTCGCACTATCGACTGCTTGTTTATCATACTCATTAAGCAATGCACCTACGTGTGCCGCTACAGCATTGGTTGTCTTGTCAAGGTTTGGTTTGTTCTTACTATCACCTGTAACCATACCTTTAAATATTTCTATAGCCTCGTGCCTGTCTTCTTCACTTGTATCTTCTATAAGACCTTTCTCGTACATATGTTCTGATGTACGAATAACTACCCTAGCCCAATCCAAGTCATCTTTTATTTCTTCTGGCTCAAACTTTTCTGGTAAGGGTATAGAACTATCAAAGTGTACTTTTAGTTTCTCAGCCAATCTCTATATTCTCTATAAGTTTATCTAAATAATGTTTTGCTTTAAGTAAATCTTTCTCTCCACCTTTTTCTTTCCAACGAGAAACATACTTTATAATGTTTCCTTCCATGTAACCTATATTATTTGCAATAATATAATCCCACGTTTGTATCTCTAATTTTTTATAGTGGTCTCCACCTACTTGCCTATCATTTTGATTCATTAAGTTTCCCTCCATATTTGTTTTTTAGATACTCCATAGATGACATCTTTAATTCTTTGTAAGATACACCTTTATCGTAGAGTTGACCTACAATATCTTTATGTTCTTTAACTGGGAATCTTGTCAGTAGTTTTTCTCTATGTCTATCTTTTTGGGTCATACCTCAAAGTCATATCTATCTACCTCCTTATGATAGCGTTTAAGACTTTCCTCCTTAATTCGCTGTGCTTTTTCTACCTTTTCCTTATTAAGTTGGTCAAGTTTCTCACGCAAGTCTTTTGCTTCTACTTGCATATCTTTTAATGTGTTATAAGCACTTAACTTAGCAGCTGAAATAGCATCCATATCAATAAAATAAAAGGTAGTGAAATCATCATTATAATACCAAGACCAAAGTTTAACAATATATATCCAATAAGAATAAACTCTAATACTATACTGCTTTTGACTTTTAATTTTTGTTTTAGTAACCGTGATCGAATAGACATTCTTCGTATATCTGTAGCCCAATAGCATTAGGATTTTCTAACATCCCTTCGTACTTTTCAGGTTTACTTTGTTTTAGACTCATTAATTCTACCACTCTTCTGTCTGTCTCGTGAAGTACGTCTTGTTCAAATGGGGTTAGCATCCTATTTGTTTTTATTGATGGTATTAAGTCGTGGTTTCTGATGTCTGCAAATCGTACTGCAAGGTGGTATATCTCTTCACATCTTTTATGTGGGTCTAAATCATCTAGCTTCCAAGCGTGAGTATAGGTGAAATAAATAGCTGCCCAGAATATAACAGGCACAAAAAATAATGAGGCGTAGGTCTTCATCTTACTACAATACCATATATGGGGGGACTATGGTACCAAAAAAAGAGGTGGGGGGGTTTTTTCAAAAAAATTAAAATTATTTGAGCAGATTAATATACATAGATGCCGCCGCGTGCAAACACAAAAAAGGGGGGATACCCCCCCGTATACAAGAAAAAATGCCCACTTTACTGTAAAGTGGTAAGAAAAACTACCAGATTCTAACAAACAATGCTATAATATAAGAGTGGTCAGAGAAATCTGACTTTTCTTTTAATTATTATATGGAGGTCTTATGACTGAAGAAATTAATAATAAGTCTATTGGTGCTGACTTACAAAATGCACCTAAAGCTACTGATGACACTCTTAGAGATGGTGAAATTACATCACATCTTAATGAGTATGGTAATAACACTAATCTTCAATTCTCTGAAGAGATAGAAAATACGGTACTTACAGACGATCAAGGTAATGAAGTTATAGATAAAAAAACTGGTGAAGTTAAAAAAGCCTTTGAAAGATTTAGCTTAAAAAGTTTAGGTAACGCATCTGAAAACTTTTTATCTTATCAAGCTGGTGTTATGAAATTAATAGCTAAAGGTTTTGTACAGCGAATCATGTATATGTTTACACTAAGTTCCAATGCTAAAAGAGGTATTGGCGATAGTACATACAAGATGCATGGTAAACAGTATAGAGCCAGTATGCAAACCCTGCAAGATGCTGGTATTAAAGATGCTTTAAAAAGCCAAATGGAAAATTTTGCTTTAAGCCAGTTAACAATACCAATGGAAACAATGAAAGGTAACTTGAAAGAATACTTCGATTTTGTACGCCTTAACAATAGCACTAAGGGTAAGCGAAAAAAGAGTATCTGTTTCTCAGGTTTTAATACTTGGTATGCAACAAAATCATTTACTGAAGAAGATGTTAAGTTAACAAGTAGAGATGTTTGGAAACAAAAAAATGTTCAAGATGTCTTTAGTCCTGATGTCACTGAAGAAGAGGCAATACAAGCCCTTAAGAAGTGTAGGAATAATACAGCAAAACTAACAGCTACTAAAAAGATAAATGGTAAAGAGTTAAAGAAAGACTATAACATAACTCTAGCCACAGCAATGTGGGATACCAAACCAATTAAACTTGAAGAAGATCAAGAGTAACCACCCCTTACCCCCTAAAGAGAAATCTTTAGGGGGTTTTTTTTCGTCTACAATATCTTGAAACCAGTTACTAGATATCGCTCAAGGCAATATATGTCTACCCTGCGAGAAAATATCCTAGAAGAAAAACTTCCGACTATACTGTAAAGTGGGAAGAAAAACTTCTAGTATCTGTGTATATACCTATGTAGATACTCACATGATACCCTCTGGCTGCTGGTACACCTAGTGGACACACCCTTGTAGAGATATACCTGAAACCAGTCACTAGGTATCGCTGTATGCAATACAAAAAGTATCAAATTCTAATTGTACCTATTGTATTCTATTTGTATACGATTTGTTGTTACACCTCAAAAACAATCTCCAACCCCCACCAATACTGGCAAAAAACCCTTTTATATATATATTGTTTTTACAATAGATAATATATATAGAAAATAATGAGATTGGTCTTTGGTGTATTTGTGTTTGAGCATAAGTTTATATTTTTTCGACTCACGGCAACCTGTCGATTCTTGTACGAGCCTGAAAGCTGATTTCTGTACATACCTGAAAATTTACATTTGTAAAAACAAATGGGTATCCACAAACCCTAAACCCTTAATTTTATTGGGCTAGAGATTGTATTGAATGTGTAACAACAATTAGATTACAATAGAATACAACAGATACAATATGCCTATGTATATATTTGTTACTATTGAGTAAAACTTGACATTCTTTGTTAGATATGTTATAATATATATATGTCAGTGAGAAATTTTTTTTACATTTTTACTAGCATAAAATATAGCCACTATACTTATAGTGGGAACAAAAACTATTACGGAGGTACATACCTATGAAGTCAAAGCAATACCCAAACTTGAGTGACCCTAAGAAGTACGAAAGTTTTATAGCCATGTTCAAAGCCAAGGACTACACTGTGAAACCACCAAGGGCAATCATAGTCAAAGCAACACCCAAGCGACTAGCAACAGATAGTCAACTCAATCAACTCAAACAAAAATATGGAGGATAGTATCATGCAATTATTTGGAATCAAAGATACCAAGACTGGTAAACATCTACCTGACGAAGTATTCAGTAAGAAACCTGATGCCAAGGTCAGACGTAACGCACTCAACAAAGAGTGTGGTTTTGACAGATACAGGGTAGCATTAGGTAGAGACCACAAACGATACAATGGGAGAAACTTATGAATCGTAAACAACTAGCAGAGATGGGTGTACTACCAATAGATCGTAAGCTAAGTGAACCTGTGAATTTTGTCAAAAAGGTACGCACAAGCAGAAATACCACGAACGAGGTACACACTAGATTGACTTGTAACGTTAGTGAGCCTGAAGTATTCAACAGTGACTACTTGAATCATGGTTACTGTCGAGCATTTAACAACAACTTTAACGACTAGGAGAAAAATATGAGTGAAGTAGAAACAACTATGGATGTAGATGTAAACAGTGGTAGTTTATTCAGTAAGGGTAAGCTGTCTGGGTTTAACACTACGCAATATCAAATCACAATGAACGCACGACAGGAGAGTGAGGAGTTGGCACAATCCAAGGGTACGAGTGTTGGTGTGTACAGAGTTCACAAGGATAAGTTTGGTGGTAAGAAAACTGCATTGGGTAAAAAGCACAATGACATATCCAATCATGTGTCAGCTATACGCAAGAAGTGGATAACTAGAACACTGAGTATTGGTGGTAGTGGTATGAGGTTTATACCCACCAAGCATAAAGCTGACTTGAAGATTATGCTAGACGAGGGCAAGACTGAGTTCTATCGCTTGATTGATGAGTTTATAGATATGTACAAGGATGAGTTATCCAATGGAAACCTTCAATCAATCATGGGTAGTCAGTTCAATCGCAACAACTATCCTGATCTGTCAATACTGTCTGAAGTTGTCAAGTCAAAATATGCGTGGCATACACCACTACTCACAGCAACGTCTGAATTGGGAGACGAAACAGCGTTGGGAGACTTCACACAGCAAGTCACAGATGCTACCCAAGTGGAGAACGACAACTACTATGGTGGGATATTCAACCAAGCCAAGCAGAAATTACAGAAAGGTTTCATGGAGTACATCAATCACACCCTATCATCCCTTGACTTAGTCAAGCAGTATCGAGATGTAAGTGGTAAGTTCTATTATGGTGATGATGGTACATCTATATGCTACATGGATGCTGATGGTATACAGCAAGTAGCAAAGAAACCAAGTATATCCCAAGGTTTGATTGACAACGCAAAGACCCTATCAATGCAGTTGAATACTCTAAACATTTGGGATGACAAGGTACTTAAAGATGCACGAGTACGCATTGTGAGTTTACTCAAGCTAGTGGGTGATGACAGGAAACAACTAGCTGATTCACCTATTTTACAACAAGAGATGGCAAACGAAGTGAGCAAGATTCAATCTGATTTCGCTAGTAAGTTTGACATATAGAAAGGAGGTACATATGGATGAGGGAGTTGTTGTAGTAGTAATCGTGTGCGTAACATTTGCACTAGCAGTTCTATCGTGAGTTGTACTTTTTGTTATTTTATGATATTATTTATTAATGGAGGATACTATGAAAAATCAATATATACATAGCCCTAAGTTATCTAGGGAAGAAGTTCAGTTAGTTCTAGAGAACGCACCACCTGAGCAAACCATTCTGATAGAGGGTGACAATGGCATTGGCAAAACATCACTGATGAACCAAGTCGCTGAGAAACTATCTAACAATGGGAGAAAACTCAACGTGGTGTTTCTCAATGGTAAGACTATGAAAGATGGTGATCTAGCTATACCTGTACTCAACAAGCAGACAGGCACGTTGGATATGGTCTTACGCACGAGACTATACAATATGCTTGTGAAAGAGGCTGGGATACTTATCATTGACGAATTACCCAAAGCACCACTAGTAGTTCAGAAAGAGGGTTCGTCTATGGCATACGAGAGGTATATTGGTGAGGAGAAGATGCACCCTGAGAGCCGTGTATGGATGACAGGCAACTTATCTGATGAGGGGTTTGGTGATGCACTGGATGGTACATTCCTAAGTCGAATCACTAGAATTCATATGGGTAAAGCAAGTGGTAAGCAGATAGGTGAGTATGGTGCAACCCAAGGATGGCATGAGACTATTCTGCTTATGTGCAACGAGTATTCTGACAAGATTGGTGAGAGTTACACAGACCTAGATGACATGGACATTGACAATCTTGACAAGCGAGTGGCTCACAATCCTTACATATATGACCCAAAGGTTGAGAGTTCCAAGGATGGTTTTGTCAACGCACGAACACTGGAGAGAGCAAGTGTGTGGATGCACCAGTACAAGGTCAATGGTGATGCTATCACTTACAACCTAGTGCGTGGTGCGTGTGGTACACCCTTTGCCAATGAGTTGTTTCAGATGCTCAAGACATCTAATGAGTTACCAAGTTGGGATGCTGTCGAGAGTGACCCAAGCACTGTACAAGTTCCAGTCAATGGTGTGCCAATGATAATGATGGTGTACAGATGTCTGAACAATATCAGTGGTGGTAACTACAAACAAGTGATGACTTACGTTGAGAGACTAGCGATTGAATGTCAAGATATGTTTTTCAAGTTACTCAGACTAAAGTCCAAAGCTAGTCGAGATGCACTCAAAGTATACAATGCACTTGTCACTCTACCTACATTCCAACAATGGTGTGCCAAGAATGATTTCCTTGCTACACCTGACAAAAAGGAGAATGACTAATGCAATTGACTGTCGAACAAAGACTAATCAAGAATACATCATCACTGTCTGTACATGAACACACAATGCTGTATGCGAGTATACTGAGGTTCGGTAAGGTGGTTGTTGATGACGATTGCCCAACAGCTTGTACTAATGGGGTGGATGTCATCTATGGTAGAAAGTTCTGTGAAGATATGTCTGATGCTAAGTTGCGTGGTCTGATGTTGCATGAGAATCTGCACAAAGCATTTAAGCATTTCATTATCTATCAAGACCTAGTCAAGAAGTTTGGTCATCACGTTGTCAACTGTGCAGAAGATTACAACATCAATCTAATCATTCACGACCTAGACCAATCAACAGATGGGTATGTGAAGTTGCCTGATGGTGCGTTGCTTGATGAGAAGTATCGTGGTGTTTCTGTACATGACATATGTCGTGATCTCACCCAGTCGGATGGCGAATCACAGGATGGTAAAGGCATAGGTGGAGTTGGTGACTTAAAAACTCTTGATGCACATGATTGGGAGAGTGCTGAGGGTATGTCAGCAGAGGAGAAAGACGAGATTGCCAAGGAGATTTCCCAAGCGATCTTTGAGGGTAACATTCTTTGTGGTAAGAAAGCTGGTAAGACTAACAGAGACTTATCTGATTCTGTCAAGCCCAAGGTGACACTCAAAGATGTACTCAAGCAGTTCGTCAGTGGTTTGGTCAAGGGTGGTGACGAGCCAAGTTACTCACGACCTAATCGTAGAAAGCAGTATGCTGATGATGACTTTGTGTTTCCCACATACATGAAACCACAGATTGGTAGAGGTATATTTGCCTTTGACATGAGTGGTAGTATTTCGAGTGATGATGCCAAGCAAAGTCTAGCTATTGGTATGAACGCATTTGCTGAGACAGTTCCTGAGAGTGTTGACATCATGTATTGGGATACAGAAGTACACAGACATGAGCATTATGACCCAAGTGAGTATCACACCATTCAGAACAAGACCAAACCAATGGGTGGTGGTGGTACAGATGTGCAGTGTGTAGTTGACTACATCAAGACTCACAAAATCCAATACGATTTCATTGTCGTATTCACAGATGGGTATGTGGATGGTTGGGGTAATGGTTGGCAGACTGACAAAATACTTTGGGTAATTTCAGAGGGTGGCAGTCACGAAGTTCCCACTGTTGGTAAACATTTTAGAATAGGAGATTAGTATGAAAGATATTACAAATGATATGTTGGACTTTTTTCTAGGTGATTCAGCAAACGATCAAGCTAGGATAAATTTAAGACATGAGTGTGAGCAAGATGAGGAAGTAAAATTAGATGTTTTGAACCATTGGTATAGTTTTCATGGAGGTGAGGTATGAGTTTAAATGTATATAAGGGCTTGTCGATTGACAAGATGTTGCAAGATGGTAAGTATACGGCAGACAAAGAGAATCATACAGCTAAGTATGTAGAGGTATCTACTGTTGATGATTTCATTGCGTTCAAGAATCATTTGGCATTGGGAGATTTGCCTGAGAGGTTCAGACAACTTGATGATGTCTTAAAAGAATCAATGAATTTTGGCAAGATACCACTAGGTAAGCATATACTGACAAGATATCTAGCTGACGAACGATTGTTTGCTGTTGTGGATGGTACGCAAACATTTCTAGATATCCTTGAGAATTTAGTCATCAAGAATACCAACAGGCAATATCGTGTCATCACCTGTGTGAAGTATCAGAAGTTCAACCTAAATGCTCAGATACTAACTAAGTTGTTGAAGATAGGTACTCGTATGGAATTATATGATATTGGATTGAGGAATGATGTACTGGAGTATGTAAGATTGAATGATAATCTTTTTGATAACTCAATAGATTTGGATGACTTTGATGTTTTCCCTGTTCTAGAATCTTGGAGTAGGCATAGTGAGGATGATCTGGAACGGGCTAAAGACAAGTATATTGAGGTAGTCAACTACCTACATGGTCGTACAAATGACACAGTCAATACTGGATTTTCGGAGAAAGACCTAGATACATACATACCTGAGGCATACGCACCCAAGTCAGACAATGATGGTGCGATATGGATTTACAAAAGTGATGACATGAATATACCGATAGGGAGTATCAACACTTGTTCAGCACCAGCTAGTAAGAAAATCAAGATCAAGGGTTTCTCAAAAGATTACAAGTATCGTGGGGTATATGCTTTCCATGATAATTCCTCCAATTTTGGTGCTGTCTCATCAGGTTCGTTTGGTTACACTTCTAAATCAAACACAATGAACAGGATGATGACAAAGACATTGACAACCTACAACAATTCAGAACAGATGAAAGCTGTCGAGAATAAGATGAATATGTATTATCTGCGTAAGTTGTTATCAAACTATGCTGAAAAACTTAGAGATATCAAGAATGATATGGTGAGTGATGATAATACTATTCCAGTTAATGTTGATGACCTAGTAAAGGAGTACGCACATATGTTGCAGTGTGGGTATACCCCAGCTTCCCCGAAACTTCAGAAAACTCTTGAGGTATACAAGTCCATGTATGATGAGTATTGTGAAGTTGAATCTTACTCTACACCATTGGTGTTGCTAACTAAAATACCGAGGTTGGGAGTTGGCACACCTAATGATGTAGATACATACAAACTTAGCTATTACAATGAGATGAAACTCAGTACAGCTAATGCAGTTGATTGTGAGAAGATTGATATCATCCCACATGAGCAGATGGATGAGAGTGTACTTGGTAAGATGGCAGTGTTGAATTTCGACTTTGATGATGATGAGTGTATCAAAGATAGATCAATGAGTTATCGCTATTCACACCAACGAGGTTTTGATGCTCCCCATAAAGATATCAAGTTGGGTGTTGGTATCAAGATCACTGAAAACAAATGGTGGATATTTGCCAAGTGAGGTACAATGAATTATGGAAACGGAAGAAACACTTAAGGCTTTATTAGCTGATGTCTTGACTTGCATCATCACAAAGCTACCTCCAAAAGAGGCTAATAAACTTAGTCAAGCAGTGTTGGAGAGTGCTAATGATATTCAGCAGATTGTAAGTGTTTATTTAAAAGTTAGAGATAGACTAGTAGAGGGTACAGATGTTTTACACTAAAAAAACTTATAAAAAGATTTTAAATAACATAGCATATTATGGATTGATCTGTGCATATGTGTCTGTGGTTGTGATACCTATTTGCATTGTTTTTAGTTTTTTGTTATGATATAGTAGTATTTGGAGAGAGTATATGAATATTTTTAAACTTGACGAAAACCCTTTCGTCTGTGCTAAGTACCATTGCGACAAGCACGTTCCTAAGATGGGTCTAGAAACTACACAATTACTGAATAATACTATCCACCACTACATGAGGAGAATTAGACCAAATTATCTTGACTATATGCCCAAAGCATATAGGTCTAGCAACGAAGAACTATCCCCTAGAGGTATGATGTGGCATTACATCACTGATGCCATAAAAACAGATGGTCTTAAATTATATAGACCCACTCATGTAAACCACCCATGTAGTAGATGGTTACTGAAAAAAGATGAGAATTTTGTGTGGTTATATTTTCTGTGGTTAGGGTTGCAGAATGAATACCATGATAGATTTAAATCAAGAGAAGAACATACTTTAAAAATTTCTAAATTCCATGATCTATTTACCAATGTTGCTCGAACTATAATGGAGAGTAGAATAATGAAAGAAATGCCTTGGGATGATGCTCAAGAGTTTGAGTTAGACCCTGTGGAGTTTATGGTGAAAGGACAACAAAACTGGATACACCAATATACGACACCTTTTGCCCTTGCCATGCCTGATGAATTTAAATGTAATGATGCAGTTGAGAGTTATAGACGTTACTATATTGGTGCGAAACAAGAATTCGCAGAGTGGAGAAATGGAACACCTGAATGGTTTATTAAACAAAAGGAGATAGTATGATTACTAAAGTAGGTAGAGAGGTACTGGAGATGGTTGACAAAAACATTTCTCGCTGGGGAACGAAAAAGATTCTCAGTGAGTTACAAACAATTGACAGAGATTTCGATTGGGAGATAAAGTACGAGGCAAAGCTAATTGATGAGCTAGGCAACAGAAATATAACTGTACAGAGGTAGACGGATATGGGAAGAATGAAAGATTTACAGATTGATATTATAGAGAGAGTTGAAACTATAATGGAGAATTGTAAGGATGTAGAATATGCTTTGGATTTCATTTCTCGAACATATGGACAACCTTGGAGAGAATATGCTGAAGAACATTTTGTAGTCACTGGTATCAATGATACAGATTCGTGATGTAATTTCCCTGTGTGATGGGGTCAGTGGTGGTCAGTTGGCATTGAAACGAAATGGTATCTTATATCAAAACTATTTTGCCAGTGAAATTGACAAATACTGTGTCAAGATAACCAAGAAGAATTTTCCAAATACAAAATTTATTGGAGACATTTCAAGTGTTGATGGCACAAAGTACACTGATGTAGACCTACTTATTTCTGGCACTCCATGTCAGGGATTCTCAAACGCATCAGCTAAGAAGTTAAACTTTGACGACCCAAGGTCTAAATTGTTCTTTGAGTTCGCTAGAATTTTAGGGCAAGTCAGACCCACATATTTTTTGCTTGAGAACGTGAAGATGAAAAAAGAATGGATCCAAATCATCAATGACACAATCAGTGACATAGTTGGGTATCCAGTTGAACCATACTTAGTTAATTCAGCAGTTGTGTCAGGGCAGAATCGTTGGAGATGCTACTGGACTAACTTACCCTTTGATAATCAGATTGAGGATAGAGGTATTTTGTTTGGGGATATTTTGGTTGATACAAAAGAAGATATGTTACGACCATGTGAGCCAAGACAGATCAAGAACCAATCACTTTGTAAGCACGTTGCAAACGCAACAGACATTCGCAGTAACGAATCAACTAAAAGAGTATACGCACCTGATGGTAAATGCCCAACTGTCACCACCATGCAAGGGGGTCACAGAGAACCAAAAGTATTATGTGGTGCTTACAGAGGCAGATACAATGCTGATGGGTCAACCAGTCAGAGATTAGAGATACGACAAGACGGCAAGACATCCACTTTGACGACAGTGCAGAAAGATAATGTAGTGACAAAAAATGGTATGTTTTATAGAAAGATTCTACCAATCGAAAGTGAGAGGCTACAAACATTTGATGATAACTGGAGTGAGGGAGTTAGCAACAGTCAACGATTTAAGCAAATGGGTAATGCCTTTACTGTTTCGATTATTGAAGAAATTTTAAAACCAATGATGTGGGAATAACATGGAAAACATTTACAAAATTATCGAAAAGATAAATGAGTACCAAAAGCAAACTGGAGATGTTCTTGTGGACATAGCAAGAAATATAGAGAACTTTGAAAAATTCAGTAGGTATACTATCTCTGAACTCAACAAAGAACTCATTGACATACGCAAACACGAGGCTGTAGTTAGGGATAGGTTGAAGGCCCTTAACCCTGACGGAGTTATGCCACAGATATTTGAAACAGATAGATTATATATAGAAGTGGATGCGAGTGACCACCACGATTACGTTACAGTGAAATATAAAAAACCTGATGGCACAAAAACACAGTGGTCATCTACTAGTATACCTAGAGGAGTATTTAAAGATGAGTGAAATTTCTTATTTTGCAGGATTATTTGATGGTGAGGGAAGTGTTAGGTATAAGTGTATGCCACGCATAAGACACGATAGACCGAAAAAGCCAATCTACAATACATGGGAGATTAGGTTAGAGATAGCCATGACAGACAAAAAGATAATTGATTGGGTTCATAAGCTAGTGGGAGTTGGAACTGCTAATCCACGGAAAGTAAAAGAAGGTATGAAACCACAATGGAGATGGATATGTCGATACAAGGATGCGTATCATGTAGCCAAACTGCTAGAGCCATATTCTAAAATTAAATTAGATCAAATTAAAAAAATTATTAATCACTACAAGGAGAAGAAATGAGGTTAGAGTTAAAAGATGCAATGAAGTTAGCTAGTATTATTGACATGGTTGGAAGTGCATATACTAATGGTAGATATGTTAGATTAGATGTAACTACCACTCGAAAAGAGTTAGCAGATTGGGCTTGTGAAACTACTGGTGTTGCTAAAGTTGTTAGGAAGAAAGTACCTGATGGTCGCAAACCACAGTGGAGATGGAGATTGAACCATAGAGATGCGTATGAGATTGCAAAACAAGTGCGTGAATATTTGAATGTAAAAGGTGATAAAGTGGATAGGATTATTAATCATTATGAACAAGAAAGATAAAAATTTAGTTGTTCTAGACACTAAGAAAAAAGAAGATAGCAGTGTTGAAGATATGGTAGATGACTGCGTGCAACTACTTGCAGATAAAAAGTTTACGCATGGAGTTACTATATTATTTGATGAAGAAAATAAAGATTTAAATATTATAGCCACAACCAATCTAATGAAAAATTCTAGAGATTTAATAGGAATGTTAGAAGAAGTTAAATTATTTTTGTTTAGGAATAACTATGAACAGTAAATTAGTGCCACAGGAGATAGACTATGAGAAGTTTCCAATATTATTTCAACTTGGTAAGAAAGAAATCAATCGTATATTGGATGATACGTTGGGTATCACAAAGTGTATTAAATGCAAAACTAAGATCATGCGAACGGAATGCACATCTGTTGAGCAAAAACAAAGGGGGTGGTGTACAAAGTGTTGGCAAAGACAGTATGGTAGGTTACACAAACAAGGTAAAAGAAAAAGACAGTTTGTAAGATATGATTTCGATTGGAGAACTAGTTATGACACCTGAGGCAAAAGTAAAAAAGAAAGTTTACAAACTTTTAAGAGATCATGGTGCATACTACTTTTCTCCAATTATGAATGGGTATGGAAAGAGTGGAGTGCCTGATGTCATTGCGTGTCTATACGGGAAGTTTATAGCCATAGAATGTAAAGCTGGTACAAATGTACCCACAGAGTTACAATGGTCAAATTTAAAACAGATAAAACAATGTGGTGGAATATCTTTGGTTATAAATGAGGACAATCTAAAAGACTTAGAGGATGTTCTAAAATGAGCAAAGGGGAGTTGCACGAAGAAGTCAGAAGAGCAGAAGAAAGAATTACTGGAAAAAAATACTGCTCTAATTGTAGGCGATATGCAAGTGTTGAGGGTGGTGGAACTGTTGTTTCAAACAGGAGACCACGATGGAAATGTGCGAAGTGCATGGAGTTTGTTCGTAAATGATAACGATTGACTTTGAGACTTACTATAGTAAGAAGTATAAACTAGGAAAACTCACAACAGAAGAATACATTCGTGGAGATATGTTTGAGGTTGTTGGTGTGGCAGTCAAGAGCAGCAGCTCGCAACCACAATGGTTTAGTGGTACACATAAACAGACAAAGGAGTTTCTCCATTCCTTCACTTGGGATGAAACACTACTGGCACACAACACTAGGTTTGATGGTGCGATATTGAATTGGGTGTTTGGTATAAAACCTAAAAGATTTGTAGACACCATGCTTTTATCAAGTTATGTGTTTGGAACAAATGTTTCTCATAGTCTAGCTAACTTATCACTTAGGTTAGGTATAGGTAAAAAAGGTACTGAAGTTGAAGATGCGTTAGGCAAACACAGAAAAGATTTTACTGATGAGGAGTTAGAGGCATACTCAGGATACTGTGTGAATGATGTCAACTTGACATATAGTGCTTGGCATAAGATGGTAAAGATGCTTGAGGGTGATAAAGGTATGAGGTTTGAGATAAACCTTATGGATTTAACTTTGAAGATGTTTATTGACCCAGTGCTAGAATTTGATGTTGACTTATTGAAAGGACATTCTACTAATTTAAAAGAAAAGAAAAAACAATTATTAGAAAAAGTTGGAGTAGATAAAGAAGATTTGATGAGTAATCCAAAGTTCGCTGAATTGCTAAAGGCAAATGGAGTTACTCCACCTACAAAAATATCCAAAACTACTGGTAAAGAAACTCTCGCATTTGCAAAAAGTGATACAGAGTTCATGGATTTACAAAACCATTCTAATTCAAAGATAGTTGATTTGATGAGTGCGAGACTTGGCTTCAAGTCTACCTTGGAAGAGACACGCACAGACAGATTTATAGACATGGCAAAACGAGATAGTAAAATTCCTATCTCTCTAAAATATTTTGCCGCACATACAGGCAGATGGGGTGGTGACGATAAAGTTAATTTTCAAAATCTACCATCTCGAAGTTCTAATGTTATAAAAAAATCTATAATTGCACCAGATGGGTATGTAGTCATAGACGTAGATTCGTCACAGATTGAGGCTCGTGTTCTTGCATGGTTATCAGGACAAACCGATCTAGTCAAACAGTTTAAGAATAAAGAAGATGTTTACAAGATTATGGCTAGTGCCATATACAGCAAAGAAATAGATGAAGTTACAAGCGAAGAAAGATTTTTAGGTAAAACTATCATTCTAGGATGTGGTTATGGTATGGGATATGCTAGATTCCAACAACAAGTAATGCAGTCAGGTACAAACATATCTGAATATGAGGCGAAAAGACTAATTAAAGTTTATAGAGAAAAATATTCAAAAATACCTGAGTATTGGTATCAGTACGGATCAGCGTTGGAGAGTCTTGAAAGTGATGGGGTATATACGAACGTGGTTAATTTAGGTAATGGAATTATTCATATGGATTATGGTTGTAATGGATTTAGATTACCTACTGGTCTTAGAATTAGATATCCTGAGTTGTCCGAGTATATGCCACCCCATGATGACAACAAGTTCCCCAATAAAAAAAATCTGAGGTATATGACAATGAAAGGTTGGGAAAAAATTTATGGTGCAAGGGCAGTGGAGAATGTAACTCAAGCATTTGCAAGATGTGTGATCGGTCATCAGATGCTTAGAATAAGTTTGAGGTATCGAGTATCTATGACAGTACATGACTCTATAGTTTGTGTTGTACCTGAGAAGAAAAGCTCTGAGGCACAAGAATATATAGAGAGTTGTATGCGTACATCACCTGAATGGGCAGAAGGCCTCCCACTTGATTGTGAATCTAAAATAAGTAAAAGCTATGGTTAATCCCCTAAAAATATGTAATAATACTCAAGTGAAGAAGTTTACATGGTCATACAGCAGTATCAGTCAATTTAAGCAATGCCCAAAAAAGTATTATCACATAAAGGTATTGAAGGACATAAAAGAAACAGAGACTGAGGCGATACTATATGGAAAGAGAGTACATAAATCTGCTGAAGATTATGTTCGTGATGGTAAAGAAATAGAAGAAGATTTTAGCTACATTAAACCATCTATAGACAGTATACTAAATAATTTCAAAGGTAAAACCCATCCTGAAATAAGACTGGGGTTGACAGAGAATTTAGAACCATGTGGATTTTTTGATGATGATGTGTGGTATAGATGTGTCGTTGATTTATTAATAATTGACCCTGATGGTAAAAGAGCAGTAATTATAGATTATAAAACTGGTAAATCAAAGTATGCAGATACAGCACAGTTAGAATTAATGAGCCTAGCAGTATTTAAAAACTACCCAGAGGTAGAAACTATAAAAGCTGGGTTATTGTTTTTCACTAATAATGTTCTAATAAAGGAGAATTATTCGTTAGACAAAGAAAGTGAGTTGTGGTTGAAGTGGATAGAAGAAGTTAATAAAATTAAGAAATGTTTTGAATCTGAAGTCTGGAATCCCAAACCTAACTTTACTTGCTATAGATTTTGTCCTGTATTGAGTTGTCACCACAATGGGAGAAACTGATGCCATATGTAAAAAAGAAAAGACCATATAAAAAAGAGTACGAACAACAAAAGAAACGTAACGAACGTAAACGTAGAAACGAACGTCAACGTGCGAGAAGAAAGCTAGACAAAAAAGGTGTCAACAGAAAAGGAAAAGATATCGCACATAAGAAAGCATTGAGTAAAGGTGGTTCTAACAAAGACGGATATACACTACAGAAACCAAGTAAAAATAGATCATTCAAGAGAAAATCAGATAGTTCTATGGCATAAGGAGAGATTTTGACAATAGGAGGAAACGTTGTGGAGAATATAAAACAGAAAGCACTTCGTGTGCGTGTGGCAAACCCCAATATAATATTAAACACCATAAAGAAATCTAAATTATTAGATAACGGTGAGGTATTAGTACATTGGGGAATTAAAGAATCACAAATACTAAATAGGTTGGGGATAAAAAACGTACCATCTCCCGTACTACAATCATATGAATGGTCAGGCTCATTTACACCATTTGAGCATCAACGAACAACTACAGAATTTTTAACACTTCACAAACGAGCTGGGTGTTGGAATGAGCAAGGTACTGGTAAAACATCATCTTGTATATGGGCGGCAGATTCGTTGATGAAAAGAGGCATCATAAAAAAAGTGCTAGTCATATGCCCACTCAGTATCATGCAAAGTGCGTGGCTTGATGACTTGTTCTCTGTAGCTATGCACAGATCAGCTAATATTTGCTATGGAACTAGAGAGAAACGAATAAAGATAATAAAAGAGGATACGGAGTTTCTTATCATAAACTATGATGGTATTGAAATTGTAAACCAAGAACTTGCCCAAGCCAATTTTGATTTAATAATTGTTGATGAGGCAAACGCATATAAAAATGTGGCTACAAACAGATTTAAAGCGCTACAAAAATTAATTACTGATGATACTTGGGTTTGGTTACTGACTGGAACACCAGCATCTCAAAGTCCGTATGATGCGTATGGTTTAGCTAGACTAATTAATCCTGATGGTGTACCTAGATATGCTGGTAGGTGGCGAGATACAGTCATGTTAAAGGTGAGTAGATTCAAATGGGAACCACGACCAGAGGCAAAACTCTTGGTGCATAACGCATTACAACCAGCAATAAGATTTACAAAAGAACAATGTCTAGATTTACCATCTCTTACCTATGTGACGAGAGATGTAGAACTTACAGCACAGCAAAAGAAATACTATCGTCAGATAAAAGAAATGCTATTTGCTAATGCGGCAGGTGAGGAGATAACTGTAGTAAATGCGGCATCAGCTATGAATAAACTCCTTCAGCTTTCAGGCGGCGCTGTGTATTCAGATACTGGAGAGATAGTATCTTTTGATGTCAAATCTAGATTCAAAGTATTAAAAGAAATAATTGATGAATCATCTCAGAAAGTTATAGTATTTGTACCATACCGTCATGCTATAAAAATTTTACAAGAAGAATTAACAAAAGAAGGTTATTCTTGTGAAGTCATAAACGGTGAAGTAAAAGTTGGTAAGAGGACAAGTATATTTAGTGACTTTCAAAATAAAGAAAACCCAAGAATATTACTTATTCAACCACAAGCTGCCTCACATGGAGTGACATTACATAGGGCGGATACCATAATTTACTGGAGTCCAGTAATGAGTGTAGAGACATACTTACAGTGCAATGCTAGAGCGCACCGAGCTGGGCAAAAGAATCCCGTTACAGTATTTCATATACGAGGAAGTGAAGTAGAAAAAAGAATCTATAAGATGCTAAAAAGTAAAATAGACGTACATTCAAATATTGTCAAATTATATGATATAGTATCGAGGGAGTCCACCACGGTCTAAAAAATATCTGTTGACAAAAAGATTTATATATAATATTATTTGTATAACAAACTAACACTGGAGAGAGAATGTCAGAAGACAGTAAGGAATCTACTGCTCTAGAAGATATCGTTACAGAATATATTGAGGTACGAGATAAGGTAAAAGATATTACTAGAGAGTACGAAACTAAGATAGAGGGTCTTAAAACTCGTAAAGACGAACTAAAAGCAAAATTACTAGAAGTGTGTCGTTCTATTGGTGCAGATAGTATCAAAACGCAGATTGGCACCATTTCTAGGGGTGTCAAGGAAACTTTTAGAGCGAATGACTGGAACAGTATGTATAACTTTGTTGAGGAGAATCAAGCATTTCATTTGCTTGAGAAGAGGTTACATCAAAGTAATATGAAAGAGTTCTACGCAGATACTAAAAAGTTGCCTAAAGGGATGGATGTATTCAGAGAGTACACCGTAAGAGTAACAGCAAAAAGGAAAGGAAACTAATATGTCAAAGGCTTCTGATTTTGATGAAAGTTTACTTACTATGTCACAAGTCGCTTTGTATTTAAGTGTGAGTGAGAATACGATAAGGAACTTTATCAGAAAAAAAGAAATACCTTTTTTTCTATTGGGTGGCATCTATAGATTTAAAAGGGCTGACATTGATGACTGGGTCAACAGTAAAGCTGGAAAAAGACCGTCTCATGCTGAGTCTGAATAATGTCTAATAGAATCACCCTTAAAGATAAAAAGTTCAAAGTTATTCTGGATGGTATGGAAATACAGACAGATAAAGAATCACAAGAATGGATTATCGTAACTTATTCTGAAGATTCTCAACGCATTTATTATAAAGATAAATACGAAGAGGGCAACATAATTTCACCAACATGTTGGTCTAGTAATGGACAATCTCCAGATGATAATGTAGATAACCCACAATCTTTTGCATGTGCAGATTGTGAACATTCTATAAAGGGGTCAGGTGGGATTAACTCCCAAGCATGCAGGATTGTTAGGAGAGTAGTAGTTATTTTACCTGACGATTACGAACGTAACTCTTACAGTGTATCACTACCATCTATGACAGTATTCAATAAAGGTAGTGTGTATAACTGGGGGTTTAAAAGCTACATAAAATGGTTAGAGGCGAGAAAAGTAAAGATGCATTCTATCGTTACTAAAGTATTTTTTTCAGATGATGAGATACCAAAGTTACTTTTCAGACCTTCAAGAACTTTAACAGAGCAAGAATATGAGTATGTATCATCTTTACACGATAGTGACAATACAAAGAAGTTACTCGATATTCCAACACAATTTTATTTCTAATTAAAGGAGAGAGTATCATGGCAATCAAAAATGAATTTTTTACCACTAAGAAGGGTGAGGCAGTCTACCCACATCTAAGCAGACCTGACACAAAGTTTGACAAGGATGGACACTATAAAGTTAATCTTAAGATGTCCAAAGAGGATGCCCAACCTGTCATTGATTTAATTAATGACTTACATAATAGAAACGTAGAGGAGCTTTCAAAGACTAAGAAGAATGTCAAGATTGCACCAATGCCATATTTTGATGAGGAAGATGATGATGGTAATCCTACTGGGAAAGTTATCATTAAATTTAAATCTAAAGCCGCCTACAAACCAGCTATCTATGATGCTGGTAAACCACCTAAACTTATTAAAGAGTCAGATATATGGGGTGGTTCTGAGTTAAGAGTTGGGGGTACTGCTGTACCATTCCACACCGCTGCGATTGGAGCTGGTATTACTATTCGCATACGAGCTGTACAAGTTATCAAGTATGTAGAAGGCGGTGGCGGTGGAGACAAATATGGATTCTCTGCTGAAGATGGTGGTTTTGTAGGGGAGAAACTAGAAACTCCTAAGTCTGATGAACCAACAGTTTACTCAGATAAGAAAAGTAGTACACCACCACAGTCCACTGATGCTATTATGGAAGATTGGGCTAAAGAATAATCTACCTTAAGGTGGGCTACATTTGATGGGAATGTGGCTCGCCTCTTTTTGGAGTTGTTATGGATTTAGATGTTAAAAAATACTATATGCGTAATCTGGAGATATTGTTTATCAATAAAGAAAACGAAGTCTCTAAGACGGAGTGGAGTAGATTATTTGGTATAACTAGACCTACATTTGATAGGTGGCTAGGTGGGGGTATACCTAGTGATGATGAAACTTTAGAAAAAGTAAAAACGGTATTAAAGATAGCTAGTAAGTAGGGAGAGAGAGTGAAGAATATTTCTGTTAAAGAATTTCTATCTAATGTCTTACCCACTCATGTAGAAAACAGTTTTTATTGTCTTGGTAAAATGGAACTGGGTAGTTCCAAAATGGAAGAAGAGTATTTACATACCATAGATGAATTAGTAGATAAAGCTAATAGTTATTCTGAACAAGATTTAAATGTTTATTTTAGTGTAGGTAGATTATCTAAAGATAAAAGAAAACAAGATAATTGCACAGCAGTTAGATGTCTGTTTATGGATATTGACGTAGGTAAAAAGAATACTACGATAAGTTATGAAAGTAGCGCAGATGCGAGACAATCAATTAGCAATTTTCTAAGTGAGTTTGAGTCAGATAAATTAAAGAATCCAATATGGGTATCCTCTGGTAATGGGTATCATTTATATTGGCCACTGAAAGAGGAAGTAGATACCAAAGAATGGGATGAGTTAGCAACAGACTTTAAAGAGTTTGTAGAGGCTTCAGAATTAAAAGTAGATTCTGGTTCTATGACTAATAGTGTTGCGTATCTCAGAATGCCAGATACAAAGAATTTAAAAGCTAATAAAAAAGCAAGAGTTATATCAGAGCAATTACCTACACCAGCGCCATTTAAATATTATAGAAAGATAATACCAACTAAGAAAGAACCTACCAAAAAAGAAGTAGAAGAAGATGATGAGTTTGAAAAAATACTATCTAATAATAAATTTAGTTTTCAACAGATAATAGATAGGTCATTAGAGGGTAATGGATGTAACCAAATATTAGAATTATATAATAATCAAAAAGAACAAACTGAACCAGCTTGGAGAGCAGCGCTATCTATTATTAAGTTTTGTGAGGATAAAGATGCTTGGATGCACAAACTCTCAGAGAACTATGATGGATATAATAAATTAGAAACAGAAAAGAAACTAGGTAAGACATTAAAACCTTATCTATGTAAGACAATGGCATCTCATTGTGGTAGAGAAGATTTATGTAAGAGCTGTACTAACAAAGGGGAGATAAATAGTCCTATATCTCTAGGTAAACTACATCCTCTAAAACAACTTGCGGTCGAGCAAGTGCGAGAAAGTTTCACGGAACATGTTTCACAGACATTGTCCAGTACAGAGCTACATGTAGAAGAACAACCTGAACTACCAGACAGTCCATACTTCAGTGCATACTATATTGAAGATAATATTATATGGAGAAAAGGAACTGGGGGTAATGCTGATACTCCTATATCTGAAGACCCACTGTGGATTTCTAGAAGATTAGTTGACAGGAAAGAAGGTCACATGGTGGAGATAAAATATACTCTACCACATGAGGGTACGAAGTCTTTTCTTATGCCAGTATGGAAAATGAGTTCTCCAGTAGAACTACAAAAAGTTTTAGGTTTTGAAGTCGGATTTGCAAATCATCAAATGAAAGAAGTTATGATATTTTTACAAAAATACATGGGTCACCTTAAGAGGATATTACCAGCAGAGGAAACTTATCCTAACTTTGGGTGGACAGAAGAAATATATTCAGAGAAACCTTTGAAGTTTGTATTAGGGGAGAGATTGATAACAGCAACGGATGTATTAGAAACACCTAAATCTCCTATAACTATTATAAACAAAGATAGGTTTACCCAAATGGGTAAGTTAGAAGATTGGACATATGCAATAAATAAGTTATACCAACCTGAAGGAGAGGAGCTAAGACGATTTGTTTTAGCCCTTGGGTTGGCATCCCCTTTAGTTGCTTTTAGTAATATTGAAGGTGCTTTAATCAATCTTAGATCGGATAGTAGTGGTTATAACAAGACATCCACTTTAATAGCTATCAATTCAATCTATGGTCATCCAGCACGATTGATGATGAAAGGTAAGGATACAATAAATTCTATGTGGCAGAGAAGAGCAGAATACAACTCTGTACCTCTGACCATAGATGAGTTTACAGATGTAGAACCTGCCGAGGCATCCCGAATAGCTTATGGTATGTCTGAGGGTGAAGCACCTAACAGATTAGCGGGTAGTGAGAACAGGGAGAGAGATAATTACATTCGTTGGAAAGGTATGACAATAGCTGCATCAAACACTGATTTTACACAGCTAATAAAAACTCATAGTAAAAACTCTGCACCAGAACTAGCACGACTATTACAGTTTGATTTAGAGAACTTTCCTACCACACTTGATGATGGGCAGACTCAAGATTTAGTTAATATATTATTTCGTAATAACGGATTAGCTTGTGTTCCTTTTATTCAGCATGTTATGACTAATAAATCTTCAACACAGGATGATCTTAATGCATTGACTAGAGAGGTTAGAGAAGAAGGCAATCTTAATAAACAGGGAAGATATTGGGCATCTATCTGTGCTATGGGTTTCTTAGGTATACGTTATGCTAATAAATTAAAGTTGTGGGATTTCGACTATGATAAAACTTATCAGCGAGTTATGGATATACTAGCTGGAGCTAAAGCTGAAACTATACCACTTAATGAAAACGATACACAGATACTAGGTGAGTATTTGATATCTAGAGGCCCTAACACTCTTACGATAAATAGCAAGATAGACAAGCGTGTAGAGAATACATTTAATGATGATGATAAACGTGAGGCAGTGGGTGAGCCTGATATGATACCTAGATCATCTATTATTTATGTAAGACAAGAACCAGATACAAGATTTATATTTATAAACAGAAGAGATTTTGTAGAGTTTTTAAAAGGTAGAGTATCTGCAAATGCTATGGTTGCAAGACTAAAAGAGATGGGTTATGTAATAGCTGATAAAGTGTCTAAGAGATTGGGTAAAGGTTATATCAGCACCACTCCAGTTAGTTCTATACAATTAAATATGGATAGAGTTTTGGGGAAGGACGCACCTAAATGAGTGGTAACTTATCTGAGATACACATAGGTGATGCTGTAATAAAAATACGTTGGAGTGATTTTAAGGTGGGTACAAGTTTTTTCCTACCTTGTCTTTCTTGTATAAAACTACAAAGAGAAATAAAACGTAAAGCAGAAGAGCTTGATATTAATATAGCCTACAAAATTGTGATAGAGAAGAATATCCGTGGGTTACGAGTATGGAGAATAAGTTAATCACTAAGTAACATATTATCTGAAAACTTCAAACCCCGTTCTCTATATTTTTCCTCAATTAATGAGGTGAATAACTCTTTATATCTAGGGTTTATATACATACCATAAGGTTTGTCTTTACTAAGTCTTATCTTCATAGATTTAGATATAGAAGAAGGATTTATATTAAACACATCCCTTATTTTTGCTTTTCTACCATTTGCTCCCGTAATTGTTTGTTCTCCTAATCTGAGTAGCTTATCGTAAGCTGTTCTATATTGGTCAACATCTCCCATTTTACTAGCGTGTTCCATTTGTTCTAAATATTTTTGTTTTTTATTATCCACTTGTTGGAATCTTTTACGAACATTAAATGGTACGTCTGTACTTAAATAAACAGTGTAAGTCTTCAGACCAACTCCATTGGCTATTGTAGGTATTAAACCTAAAGGTTCTAATACAGTATCACCACGCTTAGTTACAACTCCTTCTGTAAATAGGCGTGTAGCTTTACTAATATTACTAGCGGCAGTTGGTACCATTTTTTCTATACCTCTTTGGAATTGACCGTTAGCTATATCGTCAAAACCTTTCATAAAATTACTACCACCACTATAAAGAGGCCCCAGAGCTTGTAGAGCTAATTGATCGAAATAACTTGCAAAGGTTGTAGATTCTTGACGGGGGGATTGAAATATAACTTGGTAAAAACCTGTTCTTTGACCTATTTTTAAACCAAAAAGTTTATCTAACATAGATTCCCCAAAAATACTTTCTGCTAGTTGGTCAAAATCTTCTTCACCTTCATCTTTAAAGAAAGAATTGTATATAATTTCAGGTACAAAAAAGAATGGAACCGCTTTAGTTCCACCCAACAGATATGCAGCTCCAGTCATACCCACTAAAGTTTTTCTAGCGGTGGCTATTTCTTGATCTGAATATTGGTTACCTAAATATTTTGGTAATGATTTTTTAAGTAGACTAAATATAAGTGAGTACAAAAAGAATCCATAATTTTTAAATAGAGTGATTAATCTTGCATATCCCCCTGCCTCTTGACCAAACGCAGGGGCCGTCTCTCTAGAAATACCACCGTTGTATATCTCTATAGAATCAACTGCATCTTTTTCTGCTTTTTTATAAGCCTCTTGCTTTGTAATTTTACCAGCTTTAACATCTTTTAAATATTTGTTATATGCTAAATCGAAAGCGGATAATGCAGTAACTTCTCTTTGGGCTTGCTCAGTTAAATTAAATAAGAATGAACTCGCTTTCATAAGACTAGGCATAAATCTACCAGTTATTCTGTCTTTTAGTTTAGCATCCCTTCCTTCAGGCCCTATCCTTGATGTAGGGCTTAGTAAATCTTGTTCACTTGATCTACCAAGTTGACCATATTCTTTTAGAGTTTTACGAAGTTTAAAAAGTGTGTCTGAGTCGTACCCTTTACTTTTACTTATTTGAGATAGTTGTTCTTTTGTGTAATTTAATATACTTACACTATCAATAATTCTGTCATCACCTAGTAGACCTGTAGGGTCTTTTATAGTTCTAGTTAATCCTGCGTTTTTAATTATACTTGCGGCTTTTGAAATAGAACTGATGGCATTGCCATACCCATACTTAGCACCCAGTGCTGGGTATATAACTCCCACCATGTTTGTTCCTTGGATAAGAGCTGAAGATATGTTGAAACCCATAAACCAATGGAATCCTAACGCAGTACCAAAATTAGCAAGGTTTGAGCTAGTAGGAGATTTAGCAAATGAAGTAGCTTTTTCTAGATATCTTAAATATTCTTGAGCTTCTTCGACAGTTCCAGCAGCGTAATTAATTCCTTGCCCAGTTTCTGCATCTCTACGGATGATTTCACGAGCGCCATCCACAGCTCTATCCATAGCTCCATTAAATAAAGCATCTGCTTGTCTGCTTATCATAGACTGAGTGTGAGTCCTATAGATATTTATAATATCTCTAGATGCACCTTGAACTACTGGAATACTACGTTTTTGTATCATACCACCAAACAGTGCGTCAGGTAGATGTTTAAAAGCATAATCAAAAAATTGTTCTTTAGTTTCTCTGTCTACGTTAGCATCATCAAAAACTTTTTCTAGTTTAGCAAGAACAGGAGCTGTAAAGCTAGCAGAATCATTACGAATTTTATTTAGATCATAATAGGAGCTAAAAGGGGTTGGGCTATTAAATAAACCAAACCTAAATTTACCATCTGAACTTAACTCATTATATGCACTTCTTAAATCAAGATACGCATTTTTTTGTTCTTCTGGCATTGCATCTAATTGAGCTGTATTGAAATCTTTTTGTGGGTTTATGCTTACACCTTCTTGCGAGTAGTTTCGCATCATCCCAAATATTTTTAGTATTATATTTCTATCTTTAGTAGGAGTATTTTCAAGAATATTCTCTCTATATTCAACTGTAAATTTATCTCTATCTGCTGCGCTTTCAAAATGCTCTACCCTACGCTCGTACCCTTTCCCATCTATAGGATTAGATGATGGGTCTTTTTGTATTATAGATAGTCTAAAATCACCAAAACGTCTTAAAGGTAGAAACGGAGCAGGAACCGTGCTATTATCAATCCCCCTCTTTATTATATTCATTATAAAACCCTTTGTTTCTGGGTTTATATTTTGCATACTTAATATGTCTGTTTCTATTACACCTATGTAATCTTCAAATCTATTTTTAAAATCGTTAACCAATGCTGCATAGGCTTTTCTATAAGGATCAGGAAGTTTTTTATATGCATTTCTTAAAATTCTAGTATTTTTTTCACTGTATAAACCATTCGCTTTTTTAACGGCCATATCTTTTTCTATCAATTCAGCATGTTTAGGATTACTAGGGTCTAGTGGGTTCCCTTTTTCATCCGCTACTATTACTTGAACCTCAGTAGTTTTTATAGCTAAATCTGCAAATGCTTCAAATGCTTCAGGATTTTTATCTTTTAAATTCTGTAAGTATTTAACAACTAATCCCGCTTGTTCTCTTTGAGTTTGTAAATACCCAGATTTTTGTCTTATTAAATCATATACCTCAGAAAACTTATCACTTACTTTTTTAGGTGTATTTGCTACTACACTTTTGAGCACATAAGTTAGAGGTTGGAATTGCTTTAAATATTTAAACCCAGGGATGTTTTTTAATCTATTGAATATATTTACATTCTTATCTGTTAAATTTAGACCCCCTTTTATTACTTTATCTGTTTTATTAAAGGTCATATTTTCTATCCCCCCAAAGCCATCAGATATGGCCGCGGAAAATAAAGTTCTTCTTACAGGACTAGACTCTGATTCTTGTAGTATTTGACCTATTAAATTATTTAATCTAACGACACCTCTTTCAGGCAAGTTTAATAATCTACGAACAAAATTTACTATTCTATCAAGGAGGGTTTGATTTGTATTTTTATACCTAAATTCACTCAAAGATTGTTGGAACTCTGGGTTACTAAAAAATTCTGCTACAAATTCTTCTAAATCATATTTAGGTTTAGAGCCTTTTTCTTCAAATACAAAAGCTCCTTTGTATAATGTAGGGTCTATAAATTGTTTTGATTCTTCAAAGATTTCTTTTATCTGTTTCACTAAAAAATGCTGAGAACCTTTTTGTAGTATTGCATGTGTGGCTGCGTGTGTAGCCTCATGGAGTATTGTATGTGGACTCCCACCTTTTTCTGGGTCTACAGTTATGATATTATCTTTTGTATCGTAATATGCTGCACGCCTTTCACCGAAAGTATCACGTACTTCTGCATATCTTATACCTGTGCTACCAGTAAATCTTTTTAGGGCTTCTACTATCTTTTTTAATTCTGGATTTTGTTTAGCTATATTATCCATAGCTTCAGCTAAATTATTAGCTTGTATTGCAGTAGTTGCATCTGGAGTTATAGGTCTATATAAAGTAGTATCCTGACCAGATACCGCACCTCTAAAATAGTAAGACCCAACATAGGTGCTTTCTCTAGGTTCAGCTTTACCAGTGCCTATTTTTTCTGGATTATCTCTTAATAAATCAGTCATAGCTTTTAACGACTGCCATGTCTGTATGTAATCACTTATTTTAGTTTGGAGATTTAATAACTGAGGTCTTCCTAATTTGTCCTCTGCCATTGCTTTTCTACGATTTTCTTCAGAAAATAAAATATCTATATTCTTAGGTAAAAATATTTTATCTTGTGGTATCGGTGACGTTCCAGAAACAGTGTATTGTATTCCAGTTGTTTCCCCTCTTTTATCTATAATTTTTCTTTCTAAAATAGTAGGGGTTATTTCAGGTAAACCTTTTACTAACTGAGGTAGTATATTTAATTTAGGAGACTTACCTAATTCTTTGTTGTATACATTTTTTAATTCTAGTTCTATATCATTTATTGAATTAGCTAAATCATCTAACGTTACTACTAAGTCCTTTACTTTAGAACCCAATTCATTTTCATTTAAACTTGGGTTTATTATATAGGCTTCTCTTAATTTATTTCTTAGTATACCTGTCTGTACACTTGTATCTTTATCTAGCTGTTTTACTTCCTCTAATTCTTGTGCTTTATCAATCTTATCTGTGATAATTTTTTCTGCCAAAGTAAGTACATCTTTGGATTTTTTTGCAGATGCAATTGGATCAAATCCTTTAAATTGAAGCGCATCTAATTTTTTTGTAGCTTTTTCGTATTTTTCAGGGTTATTTTTTCTCTTTTTGTTTGTATCTTCTGCGTCTATAGCATCTTTGTTAATATCGTCATCTATGGCAATATCTAGTTTTTCTTTATCTAAATCTTGTGTAGGTTGTTCTATATTTAGATTAGCTAGTGAAGCATCTGTTTCATCAAGTTCTTTTTTAAACTCTGAGTTTTCATACTCATTAAAATCTTCTTCTTTTTCAGTTGTTGTTTCTTTTTTTAGTTCTGATGGAGTTACATCTTCTGTATCATAATTTAAATCACCACCAGTGGCTTCCACAGTAGAAAATGTATCTGTTTCCTCTATAGCCTCGACTGTTCCAACTATTTTGCCTTCTATATTCTGTGTGTCAACTTCGGTACTAATATCTGGAGTAGTACCTTTTACTTTTATATCTTGTTTTATCTGTACTTCATCATCAGGTAACCTTCCACCATACTCAAAATTAGATTCTTCTAAACCTTCAAGGTCTACTTTGTCTTCTTGCTTTTGAGGTTTTTCTAAGTCTTCTTCTATAAGAGAAAGTTTTTTGTTTTCTTGTTCCAATATTTTAGGATCAGTTCTCATACTTCTATTAAATTTACCGAACACATCCATAGTGGTTCCAATGCTTGAACCTAGAAAAAAACCACCTACCATGGCTTCCAAATATTCTTCGGCAGCTTCATCACCAATTAAAGGTAACCCAGCTTGATATCTTTCACCTATAGTTTGCATAACCTCTTGCGGGATTTCAATACCAGCACCTTTTACTACTCCCCTACCTAATATACCTGCACCAGTAAGGGATGCTCCAGCCGCTTTTCGTAATAATGAGGGAGATTTATTTATCTTATCTAAATCTGTAAGAGCTTTTTTAGCAGTTGATTTGGCTACCTTACTACCATTCATACCCAGTAACTTACCCATACCAAAGGCTTTAAAACCTGCTATCTCTAAAAGCGCTTGAAAAGCAGATACTCCTAAAGTATCTATAAGTTGGTCATCTGGTCGTACAGGTTCTCTACCTTCATCAACAGCTTTCATATATTCTGATGCTAATCTTTTAGTATTATTTACATAATACTGAGCAGTTGCAACAGCTCCATAAGCTGTTGGGTTTTTTGTGGCTAATGCCGCTACTATTGGGGAAAATTGTTGACCGAAAGAACTACCAGCAGTTTGCTTAAACCAATCCCAAAATAATCTAGGGTTTTCTGAAACTTCTTGCCAGTTATATCTAGCTCTACCTTGTGAACCATCAAAAAATCCTGTTGTATTATATAAATTTTCTGCTGCGCTTAGACTAGGATCAGAAGCAAATTGTACAGAAGCTATTAACTGTGGATCAATAAAAGGAACTTGAATAGAACTAGTGAAAGTATCCCAAAATCCCGCAGGTGTTTGCTGAACATTGTGTCTTTGTATTAGCTTTGCTAAGTCTATTTCATATGCCATTTTTTAATTTATGCGGATGGAGGTAACCTATTTTTACGAAGTTCATTCTCTACTTCTTCTATATTAGAATCAGATGGTGGTGTTCCACTTTCCATATCTTTTATCAACTCATCTCTATCAGCGTTTGTAAAGAATTGTTCAGCCCTTTTAAACGCATTTAAGAAAAAGTTATTAAACGCTTGAAATCCTGTGCCTTTTTCTTCTTCACCAAGACTTGGTAAATTAGCCATAAAAGTATTCGCAGTATTATTTATTATGGCATCTGCATAATTACTTTGCATTTGTCCTTGTAAATCTGCTATAAATAGTTTTCCTGCTGTAGAAGTTAAATCATATTCTTGTTTTTTCGTACCACCTTTACCGTCTGGAACATCAATTATGATTGATTTTCTATCCCCTATAAAAGCGTTAAAAACTTCCTTAAAGTTATTTTGAAAACCAGTGTCAGTTGTTAATTTTATTTTTGCATCTATGTATTTTAGTGCAGCGTCATTTGACATTTTAAGCATTTCTATTTTATTTCTATTTTGCTCTGTTGTATTTTCTACGACATTACCAAATATTTTACTAGTCAAATCTGCTTGTGTTTTTTCCTTAGTGCTAACTAGCTCACCCATAGCAGTATTTAGTTGTAGCACCTGACCGTTGACCACTTGATCATTTTTTAATATTTCTGCTCTAGCCTGAGAGAATACTCCTAAACCATCTATAGCTGCAGCAACAAGATTAGGTGCATTGTATACCGCTGCCGCTGTTCTAAGTATCCCATCAATTGTTGTAAAACGGTTAAATTCTTTTTGGGATTTAAATACTTTAGCAATAGTGTCTTTTACAGCATTTACAGCTATATCTACACCTTTACCATCATATATTTGACCTGCTATATCTTTAGCTGTTTTTAACATACCGCTTATACTAGTATCTTGTTCTTTTTTACCGCCCTTACCATCTTTAGCACCTTCAACGTAATTAACTTTAAGAGCTTCATCTACAATGTTAGGCGCATTAGCTACAGCATTGTGGGTTAGATCAATAGAATTTGCGCCTGCAACAGTAAAGTCTCTTGCATTTAGTGCCGCAATAGACGCATCTCTAGGGTCAATCTTTACACCCGTTGTTCTAAATTCATTTTCACCTGTAGGTTCACCTGTAACTTTACTTAACTGTTTATCAAAATAATTAGTTACTTTGTCTTCAGGAAGAATGTTTTGTTTTAAATCTTTACTTTCAACTATCTCGGCTTGCTCTTTATCGTATACCTGATCCATTTTTTTATCATACATCTGCATCAACTCGCTACGTGTCTCAACACCCTCAACTTCTTTAGAAGGCGTGCCAGATTTTTTTAATTTTTCTTTTAGTTGTTCACCAGTTAATTTTTTTGTAGCAGATTGGGGTACTTCGCTGAATACTTTCTTAAGATGGTTTTTAGTTCCTTCTGGTAAGAATTGTTCGTAGTTTTCTTTCTTATCTCTTAGTAAGGCTTTTACTTTACCAGGCCCTGCATTATATGCCGCAACTGCAGCACGGTTAAAATCTATATCTAAATCTGGGAAACTCTCTTTAAGATTCTCACGTAGTCCAGTATAGTAATCATAGGCTTGAGCAGCATTCTGATCGAAATTTTTCATAGCGTCCATTGAAAGATTACCACTAGCACCAAAACCAGGAGATTTACCCTCGCCAAAATATTCAGGTCTTAATTGGAATGCACCTATTTCACCGACACTACCTACTCTATCACCTGTTATGACATCTATATCTTTACCTGTCTCAGCAGCTAACATACCAGCAAAAGTATTTCTTGTAGTTTCATCTGCTCCTCGACTTTGAGCATAATCTCTAGCTTTAGTGTCATAATACAAATACTCTTTAGGTATGCCCGTAGACATTAAATCACCTGTATCTTCTATTCTTTCATCTAATTCTTCTATACGTTTTCTTTGTGTAAAAGGTACCATATAGGGATTACTAATATCTACATATCCTCTGTTTTGGTATTTTACTATTCCACCATCTTTAAGAGTTTTTACAGGGCTTGATGCTTGAGCTAAAGCTGTAGTGTCCATAATTCCTTGTTGCCCTTGATTTATATTGCTACTAGCAACAAACTCATCAGTTACCTGCTCCACTACAGATTTCTTACCAGCTTGTTCAGCCATAACTTGTTGTTGGTATCTACTACGAGCTTCTTTCCTAGTCTGCATTTCTATCAAACCTTCCATAGGAGTAATAGCTCCTTGTTGCATGCCAACTAGTATTTGTTTATCTGACATATCTTTTATGTCTTGCATTCTTTCAAAGAAATCAGCGCCTACTGGGAATGGAGATGGGGCTTTTGTTTGGGTATTCATACCTCCGATAATAGGAGAAATTCCAGAAGTAGCCATAGTAGCATTAGGGGGCACATTTGGGCCTGGTTGATTCATGGTAGGTTGAGGTTGAGTTTGCCTTTGAGCTAACTGTTGTTGAGCCATTTGCTGTGGGTTAATATTCATTATTCCGTTTGCCATAATTTACCCTCTATTACCGAACATTTGATACGCACCAAGACCCGCTAAACCTAAACCTAATGCTTGTTGGAATGGACTAGGTGGTGGTGTATATGTTTGTGTTGAGTATGGAGAAACATTACCTAGTCCACGTATAGCTGAAGAATAAAAACCTAATTGTTGATATGGATACTGTTGCTGTCTTAAAAAATCTTGATAACGTAAATCCATCATTCTTTGAGCTTCACCTTGCTCCATAGTTCCAGCTCTTTCTAATGCTGATAACCTCTGTAATTCAGCAGCCTGTTGCGCACCACCAATAGATGCAAGTTGACCAGCACCTTGTAATTTAGCCATTCTATCACTAGCAAACTGTTGTTGAGCATTTCTAAACGCTGCTTCACTACCTCTAGCTTGTAAGTCTGATAATCTTTTACCTAAATTAGCAACTTCTTGAGCTTCTATTAACCCTTGTCTTGAACCACCAAACGCACCTGCTCTTGCAGCTTGTGATCTAATTTCCTGTTGCATTTTTTGGCTATCACTAATAGCGTCTCTTTTTGCTATATCTGTTACTGCTTGTTGGTATGGTGACATATATGCTTGAGCTTGCGGCATACCAAATTCTTGTGTACTTTGTAGGGCAGCTAACCCAGCAGCAGGGTAGTATTGTGATGGCCCCATTTGTTTTGTTTGTTCTAGTGCGCTTCTTTGAGCATCAGTCATACCAGCAATTCTTTCTCCTTGATATGGAGTATACCCTCTAGCTGATAATCTTTGAGCTTGTTTTGCTATGTCTTCAGCATAAGGCACAAGAGACTCTGGCATTTGTACTTGGTATGCAGTTTGTGTATTACCACCACCTCCGCCGCCACCGCTTCCACCATAGAAGCAAAAAAAGTTTTCCTGTAACCACCTTATACTAAAAATTTTAAAAATTAACATACTTTCCATAGTTATTTCCTTAACCAACGACAGTCATTTTTATACATTTCTAATACCATTATATCGCCACCATCATCATGCATATTTTCCCATCTAGTTTTTTCTTTAAAACCCAATTTAAGGGCAATATCAACCATTTTTTTATTCACGCTATTAATAATACCAATAAGCAAATTAACATGCAAAACATTAAAAGGAAAGTCAAAAGCAGCATACAGTAACTGTCTTGGTCTTGTCTGAAATCCTTTAATACTCCCAAGATGCACTTGAACGCTTCTCCCAAGAAAGTTGTTGTAGCCGACAACCCATCTAATGTATTTGTTTTTGTCCAACCACACCAAAGTTTTAAGGTCTGGAGTGTATTGAACACCCGCTGTTTCATATAAAATCTTCTCCGCCGCTAAACGGTCTTCTTTCCTCCTTGGTAGTATGACCATTTACGCTGGCAAAAACTCCTCTGCATTTATTTCTGGAGCTTGCTTTCTTTGTCCTGTTCTGGCATTTCTTACTTCATCCATCATTGCATAAAGTTGTCTTGCTCCTGCATCGGTAGAGCCATTACCTATACCACTAACTACGTCTGCTGGTATTACAAATTCACCATCAGATAATGCTACTCGTTGACTAGGATCATCCATCATATTTCCATATATACTATCTGACATCCCATCACCCATACCGCTAACTATACCTACAGTACCACCTTCATTCATTCCTTTAATTGGTATTATTCTTGTTCCAGTCGGTTTACCGCCTCCATAAGGAGTATAGCCAGCAACGTTGTATTTAAGTTGTCTTTCATATCTTGGAGTTCCATCTGAGTTATATCCTATTAGTCTGTCTCTAAACATTCTATTTGATTCACCTGGGGTGTAATCTCGCCCTCCAATTTTACTCATTGGTGTGTAGTCTAAGAAAGGCGTAAACGAACCAGGACTTCCAGCAACTCCTCTTTTAGGGGTTAAATCTTCTAATATATTAGTGGAACCTTGCACTTGTTCACCTGACCCCATTGGTGTACTAGTAATACCAGTAGGACTAGGGGTAGACATGTTAGAGCCTTGAGGTAAGAAATTTCTATAATCATATTCCACAGAATTAATGCCACCACCCATTGGGTTCATTGCATAATTACTAGCGCCAAGTATACCAGGAGCATACTGCATAATATCTCCTTGGAAAGCACTAGACGGTACTATATCTTCCCGTGTAGTTGTTTCCACTTCTGCTGGTATTGTAGATGCTATACCTGTGGTGTTATCCATAGGCGCTGGTTCTCCTAATCCTAATTCACTTGGGCTAGGTGGAGGAGCCAGCATAGGTGCATCATCTACCATACCACCTTCTTGCATGTTCTTTATATACCCACCTTCTTTAGCATACATACTATTAGGATTAAAATATGAAAATTCTCTACTACCATAACCTGCACCTGGGTATCTTGCTTGTACAGTATAAGGAGCTACCATATCAATTTCTTTTCTTTTACGTCTTTCTTCTTCCTCTGGGTCTAATGCACCAGAATCTAATAGAGCTATACTAGGAGCAATACCTCGCATCATCATATTTCTTGTATCAAATGCTCTCATTTGGTTATAAGCGTCATCAGTAAAAGGTTTTTTTATTGTAGGTGAGGAGATACCTGTAGCTGATCTCATTGGTACATCAGTAGGGGTTCTAATATCAAAATCTATACTTGCTAAAGAGTCTTTTTTATAAATAGGGTCTGTAGCAGCAGCTACTTTAGGTATATTTTTTTGTGCTTCTAGTTGTTGTTGGTACTGGTTATAACTCTCTCTTGTATTTTCAATTTGCTTAAGTTGTTGTGGATCACTAAACATTTTTTGACCACCTTGTACTACTGCATCGGCAAGTATACCTGTACCAAAAGCTCTTTTAACTTCGTCAGAATCACCACCACCTACTTTAGCTGCTAAAGCAGAAGTTGCGCCTGATAAAACAGCTCTACCTATTGGGTTTGTTAAAAATGAGGGCATTTTAGCTGCTACAGCAGGATTACCAGTAGCCATAGCGATTCCTACAGGTACGGCTATTTTTAGAAAATCTCTGAATTTAAACATCTCAGGTAATCCTGTTTCGGGATTTATTGATACACCTCCAAGAGATGCTATACCTGCAACTTCATCTGGAGCCATATGCACGAGCATATTATCTCCATTCCTACCTTTACTTGCTATACCTTTTATAGCTGATTTCATATCATCCATTACGCTACCTTTAGTGTGCCACTATCATTATAAACTGTTCCTGTCGCTAGTCCTGATGCTGATGTGGGTAAGTTAGTTAATACAATATTTAGCTCTCCTGAAGTTTCATTAAAAGCCTGGTCTATTATAACATTTTGATTTTGATCTAGCACCTGTAATCTTGCAGTTTTAAAGATAATAGGTACTTCATTTTCTGAAAAAAATAATCTTAATACACGGTTTAATTCATCGAAGTATCTTCTCTCGTATGAATCTGGTGGTATAGGTAATACAGGTACTGCCATTATCGTCTTCCGTCCGTTCTAATATCAATTCGTGGTGTACCTAGTTGCCATTTTGTACCTACTAGCGTACTACCATCTATTCTAAGTTTTAACTGCCTACCTCTGACTCTTATATCTATTTGATTAGTATACAACTCTTGAGGTGATAATGCACTAGCTTGCACCGATTTTCCCGTCTCACTCGTATACCCCCCACCCGTATAATCCCTAGGTGTAAGGGTTAAAGTAACGTCTGGGTTTACAGCTTCAGAACCTGTAAATGTTAAATCAGGTATCATTCTCCAAACAAAACTAAATTGGTCACCATCCCCAATATCAAAATCAGAAGATTCAATGTAAGAGCCTATGGCAACAGAACCTGAACCTGACGCATCATCAACTCCTACCTCGTGGTTTAGCGCTCGTCTATTATAATCAAACGCTATTGGATATTGTCTAAGCCCACTATCTAACCATGCACTTCTACTTAACGTTCCATAATACCAAATATCTTCTAAGTAATTAAAGACTACATAGTTATTAATCTGTGTATCTGTGCCTGTAGGATAAAACCACCATACTTCGTTATACTCTTCGTTTGTTCCTGAGACAACTTGAAACTCTTGTTCCGTATTTATATTGTCATATACATGACTTCTAAGAGTGCTTGGTAATGCTCTAACCTGACCATCAAAAACATAAAACTTATCTCTACCCATCCAAAACACAATATTATTTGCAACTGATACTGCGTTAGGTGACATAAGTGAGATGTTACTTGCAAGTAATGTAAAACTAAAAACTAACGGGAGGCCAATATACTGCATCGCATAAACAGCGGTATCTGTAAATATTAATATCTCCTGTCTTGTTTTTACAGCACTTACAATTTGACTACCTTGCTCTAATCTAAAGTCCCCTGCACTATTTGTAGAAAGAGGTCTCCAATCTTGATAATCTTCTGAACTTGCCCATCTAACAAGTAGTGGGTCAAAAGTACCAGAACCACCTTGTTTATCTGCACCAAAACATATAACGTGCCTTGCTTGTTGAGAGATCATACTATAAGTTACTTGAGTAGGGACATAATTTAGAGCTGGTGTACCCATACCATCTGCTTGAGCAATACTTTTTATATCACGCATTCTGTAAGATATAGTGCTACTACTTGTTGTGCTAGAATTAGTTCCATCTTTATCTAAATAGTAAATATTTCCTTGGTATAAATTAGCAATGACATCTTCGCCATAGTTATCATGTATCCAAAGACGAAGTTGCTGTGCTAAATCTGAGATACCTGTTTGCCCCCATCCACCAGAACTCCAAGCACCAGAACTCCAACCCGAAGTATAAGAAAAAACTTCTTGGCCTGGGTTAATTTGGTATTCGGCTTTAACAGAACCTCCACCCCCTGCTCCCGCTCCACTAGCTGCGGAATCTAAAGTAATAGTATATGAATTTGCATTTATATAAGTTAATCTATATCCTGTTTCTCTATTTAAGTCAGCGGCATCAATACCATTAAAAGTTGTAGCCCCACTAAAGGTTACGTACGCACCATCTTCTGCTCCATGTCCTGTATCTATTACAGTTACTGTAGTTGAGCTTGGAACAGATGTAAAAGGGTTATTACCTAAATTTTGTACTTCTCGTACTGGAGTTTTATCTACATACGTTTGACCATTTAAAACATAGTATTTAATATTTGTGCCTACACCAATAAGATTATCACCATCAAGTGCAATCCAATTTATAAGCGTCCTTGCTGTGCCAACAACTTGTGTATCAGCTACTCTAGTCCAACCACCTATTTGTTCTGGGAATCCTTTTTTAAAACGTACCTTATCACTTTTATTCCAACCCATTTCATTACTATAGTTGGTAATTTCTTTATTGACACCTGGTCTAAACTGTAATTTTTGTAATGGCATTATGCGAACTTAAATTGTTTGACACCTTGTTTATTTATGACAAGCGCATTCCCTCTTAATGGCTTGTCACCCTCTGGCACACTTATATGCACCCACGAATCGAACTCCAATATGCATTGGTCATACCCAAACCCGTTACGTACAATATGTACCATCAATTCTTTTGCTGTTATACCTGGTGACCTAATATCGGCCGCACATCCTCTACGGTGTTGACTAGAGTCTTTTGAACCCACTGCATCATTAAGTTGTTTTGAGCGATATCCAGAATTTATCATAATAGGTTTACCAAGATAGTCTCTTATTTTTTGCAGTAGTGTTGCAAGTCTTAATAAATTTAAATCAATAGTTTCGTCATTAGGAGAATTATCCCAACCACGCCTTGCTGCCATATCAGAATGAATAAGTTCCTCGTAAGAAAAATTTAATGTAAGTTTTCTCATTTTTTATCTGTCTTTATAAATTCATTTTTTTGCTTTGAGCCAGAGCTACTACCAAAGTAGTATGCAATTACAGTGCTAGCAGTACCCCCAAGCCAACCTAGGGCTACGTTTAATAATCCGATGTCAGCATTAGGTGTAGGTAAAAAAGTAACAGCGCCTATATACCCAAAGAAAGCTAGCATAGTAAGAATAGCTAAAACTGTTGGTGTGTGGTCACCTAGTGCTATTTGTCTCTTTCTTGCACTGTCTCTATCACCTGCTGATATTTTAGCTAAATCTATATCTAGCTGTTTCATTTGTACTTTGAAATCTGCATCGGCTTTCTTTAATGCTA